GGGGTTGTACCCGGTGGGCACCATCGCCAGCCCACCAGTGGCCCCGCGATAGTTGGCGCTCGACACTTGCTGTCCCTGTTGCTGCTTACGCAGCTGGCCCTCGAGGAAGCGACGCGCATCGCCTTGCGGGTCTAGCTGGGGGTAGAACCGCAGCTGTTCGAGCAGATAGCGGTTGGTGCTGGTGTTGGCCCGCTTGGCCATCTGGTAGAGCTCGGCACTGACCGGCTTGCCATTGGCGACGTTGCTCAGCTCGCTGTGCAGCCAACTCCCATCAAGTACTGGCCGGGCCGCATAGGCCTTCACTGTGCTGTCGGGCAGTGAGCCAGACCCTGCCTTTGGCACACCCCGCGACTGAGGACCAGGCTGCGTGCCCTGGCTGGGCCCTGGGCCAACCGTGCCTGGGCCAACCTGCCCAGGCTGCTTGCCCGTCAACGTCGAGTAGAAGTCGGCATAGTCCTTGCTTTTGCGAGCATCGGCTACGGCCTGGCTCACAATCCGGTTCTTGGCCGCCGGGCTCATCGCGCGGCCTGGGTTGTCCTCCCGCCACTGGTTCAGCGCATCCTCTGCCGCCCGCAGGTAGAGGTTCTGCACACCGTTGGTGAACGCCACCACGTTGCTGGAACCAAACGCACTCGCAGCTGCAGAAGCTGGATCGGCACCTTGCTGGATCAGCGCTTGCATCATGCTGCTGCCGCCAGGCTTGCCCTGGTCCGCCAGGGACTTCACGGCCGGCAGCGCCAGATCCTGCAGCAGGGCCTGGTCCACCTGCTGTTTTACCCCAGGGGTGAACTCCTCGGCCTGTTGGCGCTTGCGCTCGATCGCCTCGTTGTATTCGCGGTAGCGCTCAGCCTGCAGCGCAGGGGTGGGCTCTGCTCGAGCAGCAGCTGCAGCCTGCTCACGCAGCGCTTTCAGACCTGCCGGAGAGGAGAACGTCGAAGGAGGTGCATCTTCGATCGTGTTCAGGAAGTCTTGACTGGCCAACGGATCGGGCCGATACGCCTCTTCGAGCACAGAAGATGTGGAACTCATCCGGTTGCTCAAGTAGCTGTCCACGTCCCGATACCCCAGGGCCGCGGCCTGATTGCGGAAGTTGATCAGTGCTGCTGGATAGCCAGGGTCTGAAGGCAGCAATGCACCTGGGCTGCCGGACTGATACCAGAGCGAGTCGAGCCTCTGCTCGATCCCCTGCTGCCCCAGCTCGTAGTCCTTGATCCGGGCTTCATTGCCTCGGTTCTTCAACTCGATCATGTCCAGCGGGCTGCTGGCACCCCATGTCGGCCGCTTCTCCATCGGCACTGACGGATCGCCACCACGCACAAACGTCAACGCCTCGGCCATCCCCGGCACCTGGCCAAAGCTGCCCATCAGCTGCTCGCGCATCTCCTTGGCGGATTTCACGCGCGATGAACCGCCCAGCATCTGCAACTGCTTATCCATCTCCTGCGTCAGCATCAGCCCTGCCAACTGGGGCCACATCGGATCCCCAGGCATCACCTGCGCACCGTTGAAGGGGATGCCGTTCTCGTAGAGCGACTGCAGCCCAGAACCCATCGCGGCGATGCCGGTGGCTGTGGTGCTGGCCTCCAGCTGGTCGTTGTAGGCCTGCTCGTGCCTGGTGGCGAACTTGTCCCACGCCCGTGTCATCTGCGGCGTGAAGTACTGCGCCACCTCAGGCATGTCTTCATTCAACCCGTAGCGCTGCATGATCTGGCTGGTGACATCCACCCGCACCTTCATCAGCTCGCCACTGCCTGGCGGAAGTCCAGCCAACTGGCCAAAGCCCTGCGATAGGGCGGTAGACAGCGCTGAGTTCACATCGTTGCCAGCGATCTGAGCGATCGCACGACGGCGGCCAATCTGCTTCCAAGGGTTGGCATCCTTCAGCAGAATTGCAGCCACAGGATCAACCCTTTCCAGTTGGGTGATCTGACTGGCAGCGTTGGTGGCAGACACCTCACTCTGCTGCTGCAGGATTAGCTGCGCCTTGGCGTATTCGTTCTGCGCCTCGGTGTAGCCGGCGTCGATCTGCTGTGTTTTCAGCATCATTGCCCCACCGGTAAGGCTGGTCGTCAGCGCCCGGTTAAAGGGAGTCAGGGCTTGAGCAACCGCTCGCAGATTGCGGCCGGGGTCGGCCTGGCTGCCGATGTTTCCTCCGTTGCCCGTATTGATCGCACGAAGACCACTGGTTACCTGGATCTCAGATGGCGCAGCAGGCTTCGGCACGTTCTGCTGCGCCGCTGGCTGGATGTAGGTATCGAGGGGTCGGGCGACAGGCGTGACCTGGCCGAAGGGAAGACGCTCTGCCATGTCAGTTCAGCAAGTTGATGCCCCGGGAGGCCAGATCGAAACCGGTCAAGCCGCTGCCGGTGCCACTACCGCCGCCGCTTGGGGTGTTCAGTCCCTTCAGCCCCTGGAAGGTGCTGATGCCGGACTGGATGCCGTTAAGAACATCAGTGGCGATGTTCAGGCCATAGGCCGCACCGTTTGGCTTGGTGGGGCCAGCACCGGTCATTGATGGCGGCTGCGGCATTACCAAGGTGGGTAGTGGCGCCAACGGCGGCAGCGGATCCATGTAGGGCTGCTCGTCGTAAAACTTCTGGCTGTTGTACCGACTGATGTATTGAGCTACTTGCGCTGCCTGTTCACGTGTGTACTGACGCTTCCTTAGCCCTGCATTGATGTTCTGCAGCGTCTCGTAATCACCCAGCTGCCGGGAGTAATCGTTGATGATGCGATCAACAGAATTACCCTCCTGCTCAAGCGTTTGCACGGATGCCCTGGCCTGCAACGCACGCCAGCGATACTGCATCCGGCCATAGGCATCCTGAATGTCGGCTTCTTGGTAGGCGTTGGAGATCGCTTGGCTGTCGCCGATGTAGGACGCCATTGCGTTAGCCCTTGTTTCGGCAACCGTTTCCGCTTGACGGATGGCGCGAATCGTCTCGTAATTTCTGAGAGAATTAACGTATGACTTTTGCTGGTTGTAGTTGACCGTCTGAGCCCAGTATTGATACTTCGAATTGGTATTGCTCAGCTTGGCATTAAACTTTGATTGCCACTTAGCGAAGCGATCATTCGCCTTTTGGAATCGCTTGGCGTCTTTGTAGTTCTGCAGCTCCTGCGCATAGGCCGCAGCCTCGGCTGCATCCTCCGCTGCACGCTGCTGATTCGCACCAAAGATGCTCAGGCCAGTTGTAACAGCTGTGATACCAAGGGAGATGGGATCCATCAGCTCATCCTCCAGAACGGGCAGAACAGAGCACCGCTTGGCCCATAGGGCTCAGGGTCAAACACCGTGAACCCAATCCGCTGCAGCCAGCGGATCGACTCGGCGTTCTTCGCAAAGACGTAGTTGCCGATCGGACCATCCACTCGCTTGAGGCAATGCTGCACCCATTCTTCCGCTTCTCTGCACAGCTGCATACGTCTAAGCCGCGTTGCCGTCAATTCATCGGTGCCCAGCAGCCAGATCAGATCACCGTCCAGCCCTGTCAGCCCCAGGGGGACGCCCTTGTGGTCCACGATGGCCTGGCAGATCTCACTGCTGGCCCAGCTGTTCACTGTCACCAGATAGGGATCAATCCCGTGGCTGAGCTGCACCTCCTGCCGATCTGAAACACGCAGCCGCTTTGCCACGTACTTCACCCTCTCCTCAGTCGCGGCGGCCCATTTCATAGCGATTTGCTGTTAGTGCTCAGTAGTGCAGTCCACTCACACGTGGAGAACTTGCACGGCAGCGGCGTCGAGTTGACCACCTCGACGATGCACTGCTCACCGCGACTTGCGATCGGCACGCTGAACACACCCTCGTAGTAACGACCGGCATCGCTGTCTTCATTGGGCGCTGTGCCGATGGTTGAGCCACGGGTGGCGATGATCGTGCCGTCGTAGGTGTATGTGGCTGTCGGCCGGTGCTCTGGGCTCACCGTGACCTGGAAGTAACCGCTCTCGTGGTAGCGGAGCTTGGCTGATCGCACTTGGGTACGAACCGTGTTGCTGGCGGTCTTGCCTGTGCCCACCTCCTTCATCACCTTGAAGCGGCTGAAGCGATAGCGGAACTGATACGGCACACCCGCGAATACATCGGCGTTGCTCCAGTCACCGCGTGTGGTGAACGTGGTTCCGCTGTTGATCGTGGCCAGCAGCACGCCACCCATCTTCCGGCCGGGCGTGGTGCTGTAACCCGACCACAGCTGGGTTGTGGTATCAGCGATGTAAGGCAACGTCCAGGTGGTCGTCTCTGTTGCGGCGTTGTAAACACCATCCGCCATGCGCATCGGTGCGCTGGTGACGTTGGTGTTGCTCACCCGCCGATCCAGCAGCATTGGGTAGGGCGTACCGGTCTCCTCGGATAGGCGATCGAGAACAGAGATCACCTCGAGGTAGACCTTGGTGCCGTACTGCATCAGGCAGAACAGCTGTTCTCTGACACACAGAATCGAGAGCACCTTGTCGCAACCGGCGAAGTCCCAGTAACTCCAGCTGGCCTGCACCCTCTGAGCCGTCTGGCCATCGCTGCGGTTGAAGAACTTGTAGACGTAGATCCTGTTCTCGTAGCCCGTCCGGCCCGAGATGAAGAAGATCGCGTTGCCCGTGTCATTCGCCGCCATCTTGAAGATGCCCGACGGCACATAGGCGCTCACGTGGTCGCTGATGTCAGCCGCATTGGCCACCACACCGCTGCCACTGCCCACCACGGCAAACTCCCGGAAGCGACTCCACACGCCGTTCTCTTGGGCGAAGAACACACCGCTGCCCACCTGGCTGGGCCGCAGCCCCGTATCGGCCTCGTACTGGGTCAGCACCGTGAGCCGCGAGGTCTGCGAGGTCAGCGGCTGATCACCGCTACTCAGTCGGAACTGGCTCTGGGAGCTGAAGATGATCAGCTCGTCTTGGTACGGCACCGCGTAGCGCAGCACCGAAATCCGGTTGTTGCTGGCTGAGATGTCGATCGGATCGGAATCCAGGATCGTGGTGGCTGTTTCCGGGAAAAACTGGAAGAACTCCCCAGAGCGGCTCAGCACCACCGCCTCATCCGCCAGCAGGCCTAGGCGGTTGCGATAGACGAACACATCGTTGATCGGCTTCCCGACAAAGCTCGGATCCACCACCGTGTCGTAATCACCGCAGGTGCGATCACCCCACTTCGGCAGGGTGATGGTGCCCACCGTGCGGCCATCCACCGGGCCGAAGTAGAAGGTGCCATCCGGCAGCCGCACCAGCGCATGAGGCATGGTGCTGGGCTTGATCTTGTACTGGGTGCCCGGCGCCACCGTCTCCACCCAGGCACCCTCACCAAAGGTGCCCAGGCCCTCCCGTGGGCGGAACTCCACGTAGTAGCCGTCCCACTTGTTGCCAGGGTCGCCATCGATTTCCACCTGGTAGCCAACTGGGCCGATCGTCGGCAGCTCAGTGAAGGCCTGCACGCTGTTGGTGATCGCCGTGATGTCCGAGTTGGCCCGGGCATCCGTGGCCTTGATCGTCATCGGGCTGCTGCTCTTCAGGTGCAGCACCGAACCCGACTGGTCGATCGTCACCCCGCTCACACCAGCGAGGCCGGTCTTGATGTTCTCCGCGATCTCAGCTGCGCTGATCTTGACCTCCGTCACCGTCGAGCCGGCCACGATCACGGCTGCCGTTGCAGTGGTCACATCCACCGTGGTGCCGTTCAGCGTCACGCTGTACTTCTGGCCGTAATTGGCCGCCTTGACCCAGATCAGGGCTTCATGCGTCGCAGGCCGCGGCGTCACTGGGCTCAGCGCTGGGTCCATCTCTGGGGCCTTCAGCGTGTTCAGGATCCAGGTGTAATCCGCAATCGTGGTGGCCCTGATCTGGCTGCGGGCATCGGTGATGGTCGACAGGTAGCCATAGCCATCAGGGGCGCTGACCGTCTTCTCGTTGCCCGCCAGATCAAACACCTTGATCGCGGTCTTGGTAATCACCGCCAGGTATTCCTCGTTGTCGTCACGTAGCAATGAGTGAAAATACGCATCGCCAAAATCTGTATCGCTCACCTTGGCAAGCGTGTTGGTGCCGTCACGCTTCCGCAGGCCTTCGGCGATGCTTGACATCCCATTGATCTGGATCTCGCCCTGCGATGGATCACGCTGCGAATCCGGTTGCTGGCTGATCCCCTGGATCAGGTTCGGAATGGCGTAGCTGTAGAGCTCAGCCAAGGTGCGTTCCCCCAGCCATGCGGCGATCGAGCAGGCCAAAGCCCGCCTGATACGTCGGGAAGGGCCGCAGGCCGCGGCCACCGGTGATGCTGTTGGGCTGGTGCTGATCGAACTCAACCCGGTTCAGCTCCACCAGGGCCTGCTGCTCATCCAGCGAGGTGAACTTGAACACCTGGTCTGAACCGAGCACGCGATCGGAGAACACCCGTGCGGCGCGGATGGTGATCCAGCGGTTAAACACCTCCGGCGATTCATCCCAGGCCAGCAGCCACGTCACATCCGCGTGCAGTGGACTGATGCCGTCTTCGATCTGATAACTGCGCTTCACCCGGTCGTAGACCCGCAATCCGCGCAGCTGAAACCGTCCGTTCCACCGATACGGATCGAGGCTGAAGGAGATCACGTTCTCTGGAATCGTGATCTGATTGGTCGTCTCGTCGCGGGAGAAGGGGTACTCGTACTCCATGTTCCAGCTCCAGCCACGCGACTGGCCTTCCTTGTGGAACTCCAGCAGCGTCTGCTGGGCCATCCACACTTCGCCAACCTGCTGGCCCTCAAGGCTGTTCACCGGCTGTTCGCCGATGCAGGCCAGCGCCACATTCACTGCCTCCAGCAGGGTGGTCCTGCCTGGCGTGACCCCCTCGTACTGCAGACCCATGACGTATGCACTAGTGCACTTCTCATGGTACGGGGCATGAAAAAGGAGGGCCATAAGCCCTCCCCGTTCTCC